TAGTTTATTAGATTATACTAAAACTAGATAATCCGACTAATAAGGAGAGAAAAATGGGAGTAGAATCCAAAATCAGAGAACTGCTAGAAGGTAAGCTTCAGGACGCTACCGTAGCAGTTATAGATGAACAGGAAGCTGGCGACCAACAACCACCTATGCAAGGTGGAAGTTCAAGAGCTAACTTACCTACATCTTCCGCGGACCCACACCGTCCGTTGGACAAAACAGCTGGTGACAAAACAAATCCCTTACAAGGTAATTCCAATCCTAATCCTGAACAGCAAGACCTAAGTGGTTCTAGCAACCCAGAAGGTGGATTAACAAGCCCAGTAGGTAAAGCAGCTTCTAGTAAAGCTTCAAAAGCACCCGGCCTAGAAGGCGCAGGAGCTGGAAAAGCAACAAACTACACAGACACTACAGATCCCCGTACAGTAGTTAACCAACCTAGCTCAGCAGGCAACAGAGGACCTGTTGGCGAGAGCGAGGAAGGTAGCGAAGACGAAGAAACTTTGGAAGAAGTTATTGAGACTGATGAAGAAGTCGTTGCAGAGGAAGAAACTGCAGAGGAAGCACCCGCAGAGGAGGAAGAAGTAACAGCTGAAGCAGAAACTGTTGCAGAAGAAACTGATGAAGATGAAGACGAAGATGAAACTTCCGAAACACTTTTTGAAGAAGACATTGCTAACTTATTTGCCGACGAAGAGCATCTTTCAGAAGAATTCAAGACAAAAGCAGCCTCATTATTTGAGACTGTCGTTGTAGCTCGAGTCAATCAACAAATCGATTCTATTGAAGACGAACTTGTTGAGGAAGCCAATAAGGCTTTTGAAGAAGCTAAAGAAAAGCTAGTAGAAAACATTGACAAATATCTCAGTTATGTAACTGAACAATGGATGTCAGAGAATGAACTAGCCGTTGAGAATGGCTTAAAGAATGAAATCACAGAGAGCTTTATTAAAGATCTTAGAGAGACATTCCAAAACCATTACATCGATGTTCCTGAAGAAAAATTCGATGTACTAACATCTCAACAAAAAGAAATAGACGAGTTAAAATCTAAGTTAGACGAAGAGATTAACAAGTCTGTGGAAATCAGCGAAGACAGGGAACAACTACAAAAGGAAAGAGTATTCCGTTCCGTGGTTGACGATCTAGCTGACACAGAAGTTGAAAAGTTTGCAACTCTAATCGAAGACGTATCTTACGACAACGAAGAGATGTACACTCATAAACTAAATGTTATCAAGGAAAATTATTTTCCTAAAGCGAAAGCCGATGATAGCGATAAGCTAGAAGATAGCGTTGATCAGGGAACATTAGACGACGGAACTGTAATGAGCAAATATGTACAAGGTATTACTCAAGCAGTTAAGTTTTCAGATGTTAAAAATTAAAATTATTATAAATAATTAGGTTATAATAAATAACAAACGTAAAACAAGGAGAAACTGATGTATCTTTCAGAAGAACTACAGAAAAAGTGGCAGCCCGTACTAGAGCATCCAGATCTTTCAGAGATCCAGGATCCTTACAAGCGCGCGGTAACCACAGTAGTCCTTGAAAATCAGGAGAAAGCTCTCCGTGAGGAGAAGGAAGCTCTTTTCGAGGCTACACACGCAAACCAAACAGGTGCAGGCGTTGATAACTACGATCCGATATTAATATCGTTAGTTAGACGTGCTTTGCCAAACCTTATGGCTTACGACGTTTGTGGCGTACAACCTATGTCAGGCCCAACAGGTCTTATCTTCGCAATGAAGTCACACTATACTAGTCAAACTGGTACAGAGGCTTTATTTAACGAAGCTGATACAGACTTTTCGGGTGCAGGAACACACGCTGGAGCTAATCCAGTAGACGGTTCTTACACAACTGGCGCAGGCGTATCTACAAGCACAGCTGAAGGCTTCGGAGACTCAACTACACTACAAGAAATGGCGTTTTCAATCGAGAAGACAACTGTTACTGCTAAATCAAGAGCATTGAAAGCAGAATACACAGTTGAACTTGCACAAGATTTAAAAGCTGTTCATGGTTTAGATGCAGAATCCGAGCTAAGTAATATCCTTTCACAGGAAATACTTGCTGAAATTAACCGTGAGGTTATCAGAACTATTTACAAAGTAGCAAAAACAGGCTCAGCCTCAACTGCTACAGCTGGCACATTCGATTTAGATGTCGACAGTAACGGTAGGTGGTCTGTAGAAAGATTTAAAGGTCTATTGTTTAACATTGAACGAGATGCTAACGTAATCGCACAAGACACAAGACGTGGAAAAGGTAATTTTATTATCTGTTCTTCAGACGTGGCTTCTGCTCTTGCAATGGCAGGCGTTTTAGACTATGCTCCAGCATTATCAACTAATTTAAATGTTGATGACACAGGTAATACATTTGCCGGAGTTCTAAACGGTCGTTACAGAGTTTACATTGACCCTTACTCAGCAAACACAGGAGCTGCTAGTCAGTTCTATGTTTGTGGTTATAAAGGCACTAGCCCTTATGACGCAGGTCTTTTCTACTGTCCATACGTCCCGCTTCAAATGGTTAGGGCCATAGACCCTAGCACATTCCAACCTAAGATTGGTTTCAAAACTAGGTATGGCATGATTGCTAACCCATTTGTAATGCAGGCTGACGGAACTACAGATGCTGATACATTTACAGCAGATCGTAACCAGTATTATAGATCAGTAAAAGTTACAAACTTAATGTAATTTTTATTAAGTTCA